AGGCCGCGTGATCCGCGACCACCTCAGCCACACCCAATTTCCACCACGTTGACGGACACGACCGTTCTGTGGGCGGAATCGTAGCTGGAGCCGTCCACAAGAAGCTCGGTCAGTGCCCATACCAGCGCGTCGGCGCGGTCAGGAGACCTAGCACCCTGGAATCCGGCGGCGCTGAACAAGCAGAGCTGCCGCTCAAGCTCCGGCATAAACCCGGCGTGCCGAACACGTCGCTGCTCGTAGAGAGCGGCCACCGGTTCGGCCCGCTGGACCTTGCCGCGTGTCGCCGTGACCAACTTGACCGAGGCGTTCTTCTTCACGGCGCGCAGGGTGCTCTCGACCATGGCGCCGCCGTAGTTCTTCTCACCGACGATCCGGTCGGCCTTCCACTCATCGGAAGCCCGGATGGCGACCTGCGCCCAACCCTCGGGGGAGTAGCGTCCGCTCAGGTCCGCGAGGACGTGACCGACACCGGCGCGGTCCACACCGGCGACGACGATGCCAATCTCGTCGCTCCGCTTGTCGTCGGGGCCGGAGCACCCGGAAGGATCCACGGCAACCACGATGCGGCGCATGGTTCCGACGAGACTCTGTCGCTCGGCTTCCGAAGCCGGAGGAGAATCCCGCAGGGCAGCGAGCATCTCCTTCGTCCAGAGCGCGCCCTGCACCCGAACGCGGCACTGGCCGAGCCAGACGTGCCGGTAGGCATCCAGGTCGCGGGACTTGAGATGCTCGGCTTCCGCGCGGAGCGTGTCCGGAAACCACGGGTTGTCGGAGAAATTGATGAGCCGCACCAGCGCGCCAGGCGGCGGGTGCTTGACGAAGCGGACGTAGGTCTCGTCTTCCTCAAGGTCCGGGTTGAACGTGATCCATATCTCAGACCCCTGTTTCCGGATCGTCGGTATCAGCAAGTCCCATGACGACGCCGACACCGTCTGAGCCTCTTCGACCCAGCATATGTCGATGCCCTCGGTCGATTTGATTCCCTGGACGTTCCGGCGAAGCCCTTTGAAGAGGAACTCCGAGCCGTTCTTCCCCAGGATGACGGTCTCTTGCACGTCGTAGAGCGCGACGAGACCCATGGCCTCGATCTGATCCGCAAGGAGGCGATGGACGCTCTCTTTGGTCGAATTCTGGAACTCTCTGGCGCACAAGATGCGCAACGGCTTCTGCGCGGCGAGCAGGACCAGCGCACGCGCCACGGACCAACTCTTGGAGGAACCGCGCCCGCCATAGGGCACCTTGTAGCGCGCTGGCTCGAACAGAAAGCTCAGGGCTTCGGGGAACTCAATCTGGCTCGTCATCGCGGGCTGGCCTCACGAACCGGATCTCGAACTGGCCGGGGATGGCGCCGCCGTTCGGGCCGGAGTGCTCGATGCGTTCCTTGAAGAGTCCCAGGTGCTTCCCGAGCAACTCCAGCGCGCGGACCGCATCTCCCTTGGCCTTCGAGACGGCAACCGCGCGGAGTTCGCCGATGATCCAATCCGCCGTGACGGCGTTCTTCTCGGCGAGCGCGGCCTTCTCAGCGGCGATAGCGGCGGCGACCTCGGGCAGTGCCAGCATCTGGCTCGCCTGCTGCTTCGCCGTCGCGACGCTGTATCCGGCACGTATCGCCGCAGCCGAGCCGTTGCTGTCGATGACGTATTCGCTGACGAAGGCGCGCTGCTTGGGGGACATGAATGCAATTCCGCTGGCGCCGCCCGGGTTTTAGGGCGCACGACGCTCAGCACTGCCCCGGCAACACTTCCCGCCCGGAACTTCGCGCCAACCAGATTTTATTTTTCGGGAGCGTCGCGCACGAAAATCGCAACGGTAGCGCAACAGTAGCTTTGCCGGTGCAAGTGCGTCAAGATAAAAGTTGTTGACGGTGAGACTCGGATCGTTTTATAGATTCAAGATTCGTGCCGCAGGAGGGTGCCGTGGGTCGTGAGTTCGAAATGGATGGTGCCGTTTTCGCGGCACAGGTCGCGATGGGCGCGGCGATACAGGGGTCGATGGAGCGTGGCGCCGAGCGTCGCGCACAGGCTGCTCATTGTGTCGATGTCGCCGCGATGTCCGCTCAGGTGGCCACTCTCCGCGTGCAGCTCGCCGCCGCGCGCCGGGAAGTGGACGCATACGAGGAAGAGGTGCTGGACCTGGGTGCCGCTGTGATGAGCATGGGCCAGTCGCTCCGGAAGCTGGGCCGCCCTGATTTGGTGCGCGCCGCCTAGCCTCACCGAACCCGGATATGAAAAGGGCGGCACTCCGCGAGGCGTGCCGCCCTTTCTGTTTGAGCCTCACCGCGTCACGCCATTACGGGGACCAGCGGCGCGGACTCCCGATCATGGGTCCGCTTCGCCCGGAGAGTCGCGAGCCTCGCGGCGAGGCCATCCGGCTCCGGTGCCGCATCCACCTTGGCGAGAGTGCGCAGGATGCTCGGGACACCTTCGAGGTGGCCACCGCCGAGCGCACGCCGAAGCTGTGCCACGGTGGCACCGCCCACGATCTGCCGCTGCTCCGGCGAAAGGTTCTCCAGCCAGGTTCGCGCCATGCGAGGGACAGCGGCGAGTTCATCTTCGGTGGCCGTGCCGCCGTTGGACAGGATCCGGGCGAGGGCGCGGGTGGCCTTGGCGGCGGCGGTGACCTGCTCCTCGGCTTCGCTGCCTTTCTCGGCGCGGACCGTGGCTCCCTCGGTGGCAGCGGCGGCGGCACGGGCGGGGTCGGTCTCCGGATCCTTGCGGAACAACCAGGAGAACGGGGCGGCGAGGAGGTCTCGGAGCGTCTTCCAGAGCGTACCGAGGATTGAGTCGAGGAGGTTGGCAAAGCGCATGATCGTGGTCCTTGGTTGAGCGGCGGGTCGTGGAGCCAGTCTGGTGGCGCGGGAGGCAAGAGAGAGGCGGCGTCGGAGGGTCCACTTTCGTCTAGGCGGCGATGCCGAGGATCCGGGACAGGCTCTCCTCGACGGCGGTGGTCGTGGCCCTGACGAGCAGGCCGCGGCGGCGAAGAACGTGCGGCGATACCTGGATGTGCGCGCGCTTCATCAGGCCCGTCGCCCAGCGGCCCGATGCAACCTCGATGAACAGGGTCTCGGCGTCGCCGGTAGCGACAGTGGGTTCAGGAACGCCGTGGACGTGCGACACGGCCCATGCCTCGAAGGCGCGGCATGCCCGCTCCTCTTCGCTGTCGAGGTAGCTCGAATCCCAGCGGCGAGACGTGGCGATGTCGGACGCCAGAAGGGCGCGTGCTTCGTCGGACAGGTGGCGATAGACTTGGTGGAAGCACTCGTGGAGCAGCGTCACGGCGAACCCGCCGGGGGCGCACGATCCATTCAGAAGGATGATGCAGTCCTGGGCGCGATGAGAGCTGTAGGCCACGCCGCCCATGGGGCTGTAGGGCGCGCCGTCAATGATGTAGCTGCGCTCGGCCTGCCGCGAGTAGTCGTTGGCGTCAGTATCCGGCATCACCGGCCTGCCGCCGACGTAGGTCCGCACCCAGGGGCAGATCCGGTCGATGGCGCGCGCGGCAGCGGGCAGATAGCTCCGCACGGTGTCGCGCATGGGGCCGCCGAGGAACAGCGCGCCATGGACGGCATCCGGGAGCACGTGGTCGGCGGCGTGCCGCTGGATGAGGCTCTGGCGTAGCTCGTAGATATAGGGGTGATCGGGAGCGTCGATGGTCTCGATGTGCTGGGCCATGTCACGCGTCCTCGAACAGGGGGTTCGCGGTGCAGAGCCGCTGGAGACGCGTGCAGAGGCGCACGGCAGCATACCGGGCATCGGCCAGGGCGAACGCGACGCTGGCGCTTTTGGACAGGTTGCCCATCAGGGCATCGCCGCGCCGCACGTCCAGCGTGTCGCACAGCAGGGTCACGGCGCATCCGAGGTCCGCGAGGTCGCCGTCGAGGAGGGAGACGACAGCCTCGTCCCTCGTGGTGTGGGATTCGATTTCGCGGCAAGCCAGCTTCGTGGCAGCGGCCAGCGTGAGCAGGGAGCCAAAGCCAGTCGCGAAGTGAAGCTCGCGATTAAGGTCGTGGACCTTGCCAGTGGCGGTGGACAGGGTGAGCATCGTTTCTCTCCGTTGCGGAGGGGCTCGTTCCAGGCTGGCCCCATGTACCCCTAGTTTCGTCACCGCAACGGTGAGAAGTCCAGCAAGTCAGGCGTGGGGCGTGCGATGCGCGATGTCCGACCGCCGATAGTGCTCCGCG